GACGGATTCAGTTCCCGCGTTTCGGGATTGGAAAAGCTCGGGAACATCGGCAAGGAGGTCGAGGGGCTGAACAAGCGCGTGACCGACTTGGAGATGAAGCCAGCCCGCCAGTGGGAGAAAGTAGTGGGCGGGATTGTGGCGGCGGTCGCCTTGGCGGTCGTGGCCTACTTCCTCGGGAAGCTCGGGCTACCGATGTGAGGAGGGGACGGCGATGGAAACAGGAAACAACATCCTCCTCGCCGTCCTCGCGTTTTTCGCCGGGGCCTTGGTGAGCTTTTTGGTTTTCCGGGGCACCTTCGAACGCCTGCGCCGGAGGGTGAAATCCCTCCGGGCGGGCGGTAAGCGCGAGGAGAGGAAACGGACGGAGACCATGAAAAAGGTGGTTTGGGTCTGCCTCGGCAACGGCTTTGCGTGGGTATGGTGCAGCTATATCCTCGCGTACCTCGACAAGATGCAGATTGCGGAGAGCCTTTCGCAGGTCGCGGTCACGGAGATTATCGGCGTGGTTTTGGCCTACGCCATCAAATCCCTCGTGGAGAATTTGAGTAAGAACAACAACTGGCCGGACAAGCGGGCGGCGGCCACGCAGATCGCAGACACCGCTGGGCCGGAGCCGGAATGGAAGGAGCCGTCCGGCGTGGGCCAGTAGAAAGGAGAGGCAATGCTGACAGGAAAGACGAACGAGGAGAAGATATGGAACTACCTCGTTGGGAAAGGATTGAGCGCAGCGGGCGCGGCGGGCCTGATGGGGAACCTCTACGCGGAGAGCGCGCTCAACCCGAAGAACCTACAGAACAGCTATGAGAAGAAGCTGGGCTACACCGACGCGACGTACACCACCGCCGTAGACAACGGGAGCTACAGCAACTTTGTCCACGACAGCGCGGGCTACGGCCTTGCACAGTGGACTTTTTGGAGCCGGAAAGAGGGGCTGCTCGCCTTTGCGCAGGCCGCAGGCAAGTCCATCGGGGACTTGGAGATGCAGCTCGACTTCCTGCTCAAGGAGCTGACAGAGGGGTACAAGGGGGTGCTGGACACCCTCAAGACGGCCAGCGACGTGCAGACGGCCAGCGACAGCGTACTCCTCAACTTTGAGCGTCCGGCAGACCAAAGCACAGCAGTAAAGAACAGGAGGGCGGGCTACGGCCAGAACTACTACAAGAAGTACGCGGCCACGGCCAGCACGCCCGGAAATGGAGGAACCAGTATGACGGAACAGGAATTGAGACAAAAGGTAGTCAGCATCGCGCAGAGCTACCTCGGGTGTAACGAGGCCGACGGCAGCCACAAGAAAATCATCGACCTCTACAACAGCCACAAGCCCCTCGCCAGAGGGTACGCGGTGAAGTACACGGACGCATGGTGTAGCACGTTCGCCAGCGCGGTCGCCATCGCCGCAGGGCTGACCGACATTATCCCGACGGAGTGCGGGTGCGAGAAGCATATCCAGCTCTTTAAGAACCTCGGGAGCTGGCAGGAGAACGACGCTTATGTGCCCTCCCCCGGCGACTACATTTTCTACGACTGGGACGACAACGGCTCCGGCGACTGCACAGGCAGCGCAGACCACGTTGGCATCGTGGAAAAGGTGAGCGGCAAAACCATCACGGTCATTGAGGGCAACTACTCCAACAGCGTGAAGCGTCGCACGATCACCGTCAACGGGAAGAATATCCGGGGCTACGGCGTACCCAAGTACAGCAGCAAGGCCACCAGCTCCGGCGGCCCCACAGGCGGCAGCACAGGGACGACCACCACGGGCAGCCTCAAGGTGGGCGACGTGGTGAACTTCACGGGCAGCACGCACTACACCAGCGCGAACGCGGCCAGCGGCGTGAGCTGCAAGCCCGGCAAGGCCAAAATCACACAGATTTACCAGCTCGGCAAGAGCAAGCACCCGTACCACCTCGTCGCCGTGAGCGGTGGCGGCAGCACCGTGTACGGCTGGGTAAACGAGGCGGACATCTCCGGCGCGTCCGGCGGCACCTCGGCCGCAAAGACCTACACCGTCAAGAGCGGGGACAGCCTTTGGGCCATCGCCGCGAAGTACCTCGGCAACGGCAGCCGCTACACGGAAATCAAGAGCCTCAATGGACTGTCCAGCGACACCATTCACCCCGGACAGGTCTTGAAGCTCCCGGATTAAGGAGGAGAACGTGATGCAAGAATTTCTGATGAACCTGTTTACGGCGGTCGTTACGGCAGCCGTCCCGGTGATTGCGGGGTACGTAATCGTGCTGATTCGCAAGGCCGGGGACAACGCTGCAGCGGAGACCGAGGACATCAAGGTACAGGGGTATATCAAGGAGATTGCCAACGCCATCGCGGACGCAGTGGCGGCCACCAGCCAGACCTACGTGGACGCGCTCAAGAACGCCGGGGAGTTCACGCTGGAGGCGCAGAAAGAGGCCCTACAGAAGTCCCTCACCGCCTGTATCGCCTCTATCAGCCCGGCGGCGCAGGCGTTTATTGAATCGGCCTACGGCGACATCACGGAGTACCTGACGACTAAAATCGAGGCGGAGGTGCGCAAGCAGAAGCTCGCGGAACCGCTCGCCATTGCGCTCCCGGCGGCGGAGAGCGAGACCGACACTACGGCCATCGCCGCAAGCACAGCGGCGGCCACCGCTGCGACCATTGCGCAGGCGGCGGTGAACCAGCTCAAATCCGAGCCGACCGTAAAGGCAGCAGACTAACAGACCCGCCGGAAAGACGGGCCAGCCCCCTCTCATGGAGAAATCCGTGGGAGGGGGCTTTATTTTTTTGCCCGGAATGGGGCGTAGTCCACAATTCCATACTTCTCTGCTATGGTTTATACAGCACAGTCAACAAATTGCCCCAAAACGTGGCATTTTGGAAAAATATTTTTGAAATTTGGTTGACATTGCCCCAAATAGGGACTATAATTAAGGCACAGTCAAGGAAAACACAACAGAGTTCCCCGAAACGGGGCGGAGGTACATACGATGAAAGAGATTGTTTGGCAGGAGTTCAACAAGAGCGACCGGCTCGTTACCAAGCGCAAGAGCTTCAAGACCGGAGAGGCGATGGAGAAGTTCATCGAGAAGCTGACCGAAAAGGACAACTTCTACACCATCTTGGCGACCCGATAAGGAGGAATGAGCGATGATGAAGTTCAGCAGCTACTCCGAATACGAGAGCTGGACAGACACCTTTGAGAACCCCAGCGACTACGAGGAAATCCCGGTGGCGATTGACGACGGCTGGAAAATCTCGATTGATATGTTCACCGCCTGCAAGAGCTACAAGACGGCCCTCCGGCGTTTTGGAAAGGCGTTCCGCGAGGTTAGCGGGGAAATCGCCGGATGGGTAGAGTGCATGAGAGAGACCTGCGAGGGCGGCTGCTTCAAGGACACGACGGGGTGGAGACCTGCTTGGTCGAACGACCCGGAGGAAATCAAGGAGCACAGCAAGAACGGCACCTATAGCTGGGGCGTTGAGGAGACCTCGGAGGGATACTGGTACGTGTTCTTGAATATCTCCGGCATCTACGCAGGCCGCGAGGCAGCCTAAATTTTTTTACCATAGCGCGCCCCAAAATGGGGCTACCGCGTTTCACATGAAACAGGCTTGACGCAGAAAGGGACGCTGGCCTACCGGCGGGACGGGGAGAAAGGAAAGCAATATGACAATCAAGACTTTGGAGTACATTCACCGCCTGCTTATTGAGGAGGAGGCCAAGACCAACGAGGTCTACAAGGCCGCGAGGAAGCTCCAGCACGAATACGAGGAGAGCGAGACGGCGGGCAGAGACCTCGCCAAGAAGCAGGAGGCCGCAGCCGACGAGTACATGGTAATCCACCGCGCAGCCGTGAATGCGCTCGAGGACTTTGAGAGCCACGGATGGTAACGCGAAAGCCGAAACGGGCCGCAGGC